TTTATTGGGACTTTAATAAGAAACCATAAATGGAGATATAATTATTATAGAAAAATGAGTTTGGATAAATTAAAAAATTTAGAGTTACCTATTCCTATGAAAAACGAGAAGATTGATTTTGAATATATTAAGAAGATTGTTAAAAACTCTTATGGATTTGAAGAAGTGAAACAATACATTTAATTTTGACTAAAAAGGCAAGAGCGACTAAAAAGGCAAAGCCGAAACAGAGAATTGTTCTACTTTTTTCTCATAAACTAGTTCGTCTATTGCGTCCTTAATTTCTTCAGCAGTATATCCTTTTATCACTATCTTTGTTTCGTCTAGTTCTTTTATAAGAAGTTTGTTAAAGATGTGATTCTTCAAGATTCTTCTTTTTTGTATTGGGTCTATTTTTATTACCATTTTAAAATACTTGTGTTTTGTCGGTGTGCTCGTACCATTTAGCTGCAAAATCAATTATATTGTTCGCCCCTGCAGTTTTTATTTCCCACAAATATGTTGTACCAGATTTTAGAATCCATTCATCATCTCTATCTACCCCACAAGCATTAGAAGCCCTAGATGGAGTTGCTCCGGCTAGACCTTTAGAATGGGCCTCTATTAATAATCCAGATGTTGGACTAACCCCACTTATAGTTGGATCTTGTGTTACAACACAATTACAAACATTAGTACTATTTCTATTATTATTAAGTGGTGTTTGTGTTACTCCGCCAGAAAGTGTTGCACCTTCCCATCCACGGACTTCTGTTTGATTTGTTCCCTCAACCTCAAATATTAAATGATTCCACGTACTTCCATTCTGAGTAGTAAACCCAAAACTTAATGTGTCTCCACTAGATGGTAAAGTTGCAAATCCTCTCTGATTAAAATGTTTACCACTATGTATTTCATGATGTTCATACTTTATAGTGTTAATCGCATGAGTTGATTTATCTATGGTTAGTGGGCCTATGTTTCCGGCACCTAGAATAGCATTACTTCCAACTCCTGGATTAGTATTAATAGTGTCATCTCCAACCGTCACCTTTAATTTACCGCTATCCTGATTAATACTTAATCTTCCATATTTGTCGGCAAAGTCTGTTACTGGATCGTCGTTATCACTTGCCACTGCAAGAACAAAGACTCCCGTATCTGAATCGATGAAGTCTGTATTATTTTGTTTTCCTAAACTATCAGTGCCCGTTCCAGGAATTACCTCTGTAGTTATTTTAGCTATATCCCATGTGCCTCCTTGATTAACTATTCCACTTATTGGAATTACGCTAGTAGTTATTGCTACAGATCCTAAAACTACACGTGAACTACCCAAGTCTCCGAAGTTTGTAACTACCCTTGAAGACCCAATAGCATTAAAGTTAGTAATCGCACCACTACCTAATATAGTCCATGGGTCTGTACCTTGCCATACTTCAGAACCAGCATAACCTTGATTTGTTACAGTAACTGAGCCAGCAGATATTGTTCTCTGACTACCAAGATCACCAAAGTTAGTAATGACCCTGGAGCTACCTATGTCTCCTAGATTATCAACAGTTACATCTGGGAGATTCACAATAGATCCTGCTACTCTATTTGTTACAACCCTACTAGACCCGATGTCTCCGAAGTTAGTGGTTACTCTAGAACTGCCCAAGTCTCCGAAATTGGTTATAAATCTACTAGATCCCAGGTCCCCGAAGTTATCTATTAAACGAGTAGACCCGATGTCTCCGAAGTTTGTCACATTTACTGAACCCACAACATCTTGGAATAACGTACCTGACACTTCCACAATAGGCATGTCTACAATAGAACCTGCCACACGATTACTAACTTCAACAATTCCAGACACTCCAAACCTTTCTCCTTGCCATACTTCAGAACCAGCATAATCACTAGTAGTTACATTAAATGTTCCAGAAGGGGTAACCTCTACAGTGTTTGTTATTATGATTGATCCAGCCTTGACATAAGTCTCTGAGCCAGTTGCTACGCTTATGTTTCCACTAATTGGTACGACGTTTGTAATGGCTACACTACCTATAATTGAAGGGATTCCAGATACTATTGATTGCCTATATTGGGGTTCTTTTATCCATCCTGCACCCGAACTAACAAAATTAAATGATTGACTTCCAGCATCTATGTTGACTGCTCCAGAAAGAGTTATGCCTTCAGTTTCTACCTTTAATCTATTATCTGAAGTTACTCCAACATAAAAGCCAGAGCCTGTTCCGTCTACTATTGCCTCAGCCATTAACTCACCATAGAAATGAATGTTGACAATCCGATCGCAGTAAGAATACCTATTTGCCAATTCATTATTTTTTTAATCCAGCTTACGTCTGCAGTCATTTTTGTCATGTTGTGATTAAGAATTTTAATCAACTCATTTTGATTTTTTCTAAAATCTTCAAAACACTCAACTTCTACGTAACTCATCATTCAGATCTTAACCAATAGAAATATTTGACTGCAGTATAATATATCCACGCAATCATATAGGCTAAAATTCCCCCCTCAGCTTTTATATTTTCTCTTAATTGTATATCTGCTTCTTCTTTTGAAACATCTAAATCTCGATAGTGTTCGTCGTGAATCTTACAATATGGACTAAGATTAAGCCACAATATTTTCTCAGGTGCGTACGTACAATAATCTTTCATTAAAACGTTCTCCCAAGTTCAATTACTGCTAACTTTACGTTTGCAAGACCCGGACCAGAAACACCAATCGCATGTGAATTAGTTCCAGAGCTAAAAAAACCATAGGCCATCATTGAAAATGAGTGTGTGTTTACATGGGAGGAATACACAAATTCGTGCTTATTAAAAACATCAACCTTTGCGCCATCGATTAATAAACTTCCGCCCCAGGACCTGTAGTCATCACCACCAGCGTTAGTATATGATGCATCCCCTTTAACGAGTGCTATAACATGATTACTTCCATTTGTAATACCGAAAGTCTGATTGTTTCCACTTGCCACGATACTCGGAAATTCCATAAATTCATTATATTCGCTTGCATACGGTGGATCTCCACCCAATTTTGGGAAGGTTCCTTCTGCTGTTGCCATATCTTTTTTACTCTAGACTATTTTAAATAATGTGAGGTGTCTTAAATATTTAAGAAACTCCACTAGCCAATACCTCTATAACGTTTAGTGTTTGAAGTTCATTAGTTCCATCAAATTCTACCCCTGCAAAGTTTTCCCTTTGCCAACAACTCCCCGTAAATCCTGTACCGCTAGCCTTATCAAACAATGAAATTTCTGTTAAAACTGTTCCAGACATTTGGGTTGCATTGAAGTTTGATTGAAGTTTGACGAAGTAAGATTCTGTATAATCCGGACTTCCAGTTATTGGTGCACGATTAACTTCATTTGTCAGTGTGCTGTCCGTTTTTCTTGCAACGGCAGATCCATTTCCAATACCCACATGTCCTAAGTATAGATCGGGCAAGCTACTACCTAATCTCCACGTTATTGCCTGTCTTCCGTAATCTGTTATTACCATTTTCCCTCCTTAATTATAAAATCCTCCAAATCTTTGTATTACTAGTGGCCCGTGTGGACTTCCAATATTTGTACCACTTCCAGCCAGAGGTTTTTGATTTGTGCCACTTGCTAGAGTTGAATTGTATGTTAAATGTTGGTCACTAAGATATAGGGTACTTCCTGTTTGCGTCCTAGTAGCTGCCTCCCAGTAACTTCCTCCAACTTGTAGTTCATCGTCAAATTGTTCTAGTCTTGTAAGCACGTCTGACTCAGACATGTTTGATGCTTCAATGTTTCTTATTTTATTCTTTAGTGTTGCGATAGAATCATTTATGTCTATGATTCTCTTGTCTAAACTAACTACAATTATCTTTCCCTGCGCAATAGATCTTTTTGATAGATTGTAAGTGGTGTTAAGGATAGCGATCTCCTCAGCCATTCCCATTTCAGCCAACTCTACCTTTAATGTTGTTCCTGGAGTTAAATCATACCATCCAATGACGTCGACCTCTATTCCTCTAAACGGGTCTGCCTTATCTAGTTCGCTTTTTAGTATGTCTGTTGCAGTTTTAGGGTCGGTTATAGATGAGTCATTTATTATTTTCTCTTTTTTCCCATATAGTTCTACACTTTTCTTATTCTGGCCAAATCTCACGATTGGTATGTCCCGATCATATTTAACTAGGACTGACGTACCACTATCTGGGATGGAGCTATACCCTAACGAAGTTCCAGAAACAAAAGTGATCATTTGTTCATCATAGCTTGATAAATAATTGATTCCAGATTCTGGTGTAGAAGTAAGTTCAAAGACTCCACCTTTCTGTGAAATTCCAGATGCCTCAACAAATGTATTTCTTGGTTTACTAAGAAGACTAAACTCAGATCCCCCAATTGGACTTCCGGCCACAAATGACTCCTCGAATCCGGCCAGCATTCTATCACCATAAACATAAACGCTGTTAAACATGCCTTCTTTTGTTTGATTTGATAATGATTTCCTTATGTTTCCGATGTTTCCGGCTTCAAATGCGATACTTTCTGAAAGAACTACTGAAGAACTGACGTTATTTCTTTTCTCAAAATGTAAATCTGAATCGGTATCAATATAGAAAAAATAACCAGATAACTCTGCTAGTTGTCTGATTGCCTCAAAAACTGTTGGATGATTAAAAGTTATCCTTGAAATGTTTGTAGAAGTTACTGCAACATTGTTTGTTGTGATGCCAATTGTATTATTAGAAATAAGGTCTTTAACTATGTCGCTTACTTCCTCACCATTATATACTATTGGAGATACTGTTGAGTCTAATAATATTATCATATTATCTCTTCCACTAAGTTCTATTTCATAATTTAATCCATTAGAACCCCTCATTCTTATTTTTTCAATAGTTCCTAGAAAAATCTTATTTGTAAGAGCTTCAACAGTCTCATCAGCATATATCTCTACGGTGTCCCCCACAGTAAAAGTTGATGCATATTTCCCAAAAGTATTATCTAAATTGATTTTAAAGTTAGAAATTGAATTGTATTCATTGTTAGAAATCTTAACTTGACTAGATAACACATCATCATACTCTACACCTTCTATATCAAATTTAGTTTTAAATTTCACCTCATATTTATCTGCTAGATCAATCGATGCTATGTCGAAAAGTTGTAATGCATTCTCATTTCCATCATATTGGCTAAAAACCTCTGAACCAACACCATTATACTGTGTAACACTAAGGACTGAAGGTGTTAATAAGTTGTTTCCTGAAGATGCTATGTTTCCAACTGGTGCTCCATCGATTCCAGTATAAAAACTGCCCGTTAGTGTACTTGATATTCCAGAGTATGTATAAATATAATCATTACTAGAAACACCCACATTTGTTGAAACTATTAAACTTCCATTGATTACAACCATCCCATTAATCGTTTGTCCAAGATCAAAACTACCAATAAGGGTATCTGAAACTCCCGAATGCGTATAGATAAATGAGTTATATCTAGAACTAAGTAAATCTTTTCCACTAGAAGTTATACACTTTGCATTGTTGTCCGCAACAAAACTTCCAATGTACTCACTGCTTAGTCCGGATTGTGTGTGAATATATTGTTGATTTGTTAAACCTCCAGGAATTGGATGGTCGATTAAAGAGATTAAATTGGATCCGTTAGTGCAAAAACCTATCTCTAAATCTTGATCGCTGATAAAGCTACCAGTGTAGTTAAAATTTTCTCCGGCTCTAACCTTAAAATAATCTCCACGCTTCTCTATTATGTGCGTTACCATTATAAACTTACTTGGTTATTTAATTGATCTGAAAGACTACGTGCGATGTCTTCCTCATTTAATCCTATTAGATTGCCCTGAACCACGATTGTTATTCCCATTCCAGGATTCTTTGTAGCAATTATTGTATCTTTTGGGTCCGTCTCTATTACTTCCCCATTTGGCCTAATTATAGCGTCTCCTACCTGTCTTGGGGTTTTTATTGGCCCAACACCTAAAAGTCCTCCAATGCCCCCCAAACCGCCAAGAGAGGATGGTTTAGTCTTATCGAAAGCGTCAGCCATTTTACCCCATGCTATGATTATTAGATTTATTACTCTTAGAAGGTCCGCTAGAAATCTAGCGAAAGGTTTAATTGCAGTGATTGTGTCTGCTATTTGTGGTGCTAATTCCCCATTAAACACCTCTTCAGCTAACTCAATAAAACTACCTACCAATTCTTTTAGTGGTTCTAAAATTGGTGTTATTACATCTAAAAGTGCACCAAATATCTTGAATGCTAGTTCTGATAGCGGTTCAATTAGAGGTAATAGAGACTCAAATAATTCTAGTGCTATTGGGGCTAATCTTTGGAAACCTTCTACAACCATTGGGATGATTGGTGCTAGACTTCTCAACGCCTCAGTCAAGAAGTCTCCAATTAATGGGATAAGAGGTTTTACACTTGGCAATACATCATTTAAGAATACATCTGCTAATTCTCCAACTACTGGTAAAAGGGCTGATCCTATCTCTCTGCCCATCAAAATAAGGGTATCCATCAAATTGGAAAATCTTCCTTGAACGGTTTCAGCTTGCTTTTCCATAAGATTAGCAAAACGACCACCCTCTGTACCCATGTTGTTGAATGCCTTTAGTACTATCTTGGTATCTATTTTTCCTTTAGAAACCATGTCTTGAACGTTTTCAGTAGTGGTCTCAAGTTCTTTAGCTAATTCATCTAGAAGTGGGATTCCTGCTACAGCAAAGTCTCTTAATTCTCTACCAGTTAATTTTCCCTGAGATTGAACCTGACCTAAATTCAAAATTAATCTTTGTAGTCCTGGTTCTCCTAAACCTAATCCTGCGGCAACATTTCCAACGTCCTGCAATACAGGTAAAACGTCTCCAGCTTCAAATCCAACAGCCAATAATTGTCTGGCACTTTTCTCAACTCCAGGAAGTGTAAATGGAGTTCTTTTAGCAAAATCTGCTAATTCTTTTAGAAATTTATCTGCCTCTTCTGCAGATCCAAGCATTGTTGTGAAGGCTACTGTTGTCTGTTCAAAATCTCCAGCCAATTTAACCGCAGCAACACCTACACCGGCCAATACAGCACCAAATCCGAAAAGTCCTGTAGCTCCAATCTTTAGACCAGCAGTTAATTTATTGGTTCCTTTAAGTGCTTGTTTGAAGGTTCCACTAAATTTATCAATAGCTTTAATTGTTATTGCTATTGTAGCCCCTGTTCCTATTGCTCCTAAAAAATTAACCATGTCTTCGTCTCTTTCTAGCTTGTTTTTTATGTTCCCTTATATGATCGTTTAAGAATCTTACCACTTCTTTGTAGTCTGATAATCTCAGATTCCTAACAGTATCAAGATCCCAACCAAAAAATTTACATAGCACTAATTGCTCTTTTGTTCTTTGATTGGGTTTTGAAAATCCCCAAACTTGTTTACATCACTTATAGCCTTCTGTACTTTTAGGCCATCGCTCATAGATAATGCTTCTACCTCTTCAGTAGTAAGGTCCGTTGCAAATCCTATAAGTTTTTTTAACGATTCTTGTATTCCAGACTTTTCGTTAGTTTCGTGAAAATCTAATCCTTGCATGTAACTTATTTCTTTAATTGCGTGGACTTTTCCATTTATTTCTACTTCCATCCTAGTATTGATATTAAAAGTAATTTGGCTAACCAAACTAATCCCAAAGTGCTAACTATCCAAAATAGCCAATATAAGGCTTTCTGACTTGTTTTAAGCTCTCTCATTTTTCCTCCTTTCTCCTATTTAGTTGCCCGAAGGCTTGGACTTAAAATTAATGTCCAACTAATAATTACCAGGGATTGTATTTTACAGAATCCCATGCATAAGCTGTTACGCTTTTTGGTCTGAATTCTATTGTAGTTTCGTTTACACCGTCTGACGGACTTGGTACTTCCATTGAAGTTATCTTACATCCACTTAATGCGAATGCTGTATGCTGACTTCCTGTTGAAGTGTCTGCGTCTAAATCGAATGCAACATTAACTGATGCGTTACTCTTATAAATTGTATTATAAAGCATGTCTGCCAAATCTGCCTCGAAATCTGCTGTTACAGATAGTATATAGTCTTTATTCTGTACGAATGGTGCTGCAATGTCCCTACTACCGTTCAAATAGTGAGGTGCTTCCATGTTGTTGTTAATCTCTAAGGATACTTCTTTCGGAGTACTTAGTACGCTTCCAGCAACAGTAAGAGTACAATCGCTCCATAGGTACGGCCTATTTGTTTGTTCGGTTATTGATGTAGTTGTTCCTGAACTTGGTGTTAACGTCTGTCCAATAAAATCTGTTTCGACTGTTACCTTTTCTCCTTGAGATGCAGTTACAGTTACAGTATTTGATGTACATCCATTAACTGTTCTGATGAAATTACGTCCAGTTCCAGGTGCTTGTTTGGAATCTTCTAAAGTAAAGCTCATAGGTGCCCTTTGATTTCCAGTTCCAGATGTAAATGGGTTTAGCCATTTGTCTGTTCCAACTTCAGTTACTGTGTGAGATTGGATTGCTCCATCTGCTGTGTCTACATTACTTCCAATTGCCCAAAATGCTAGTCTCATATCTTGTGCGTGAAGTGTCAGTGTTCCAGTAACGTCTCGAGGTCCGGGTACTATTACTCCATAGTCTCTAGATGATGTTCCTAAATATCTGTTCACTAATTTGTTTTCATTGTCACTAATAGATATATCTGTTACTTGACCTGGCCATATTCCAACTCCGGAAACGGATGAATAAGTACCAGATTCGTGAATTAAAACTACTTTGTTTTGATCATTTATGTATCTTGCCATTTTACCCCCTTTCAATTTACGTTGAAAAATTTGTATTGAAACTGTCCAATTCTTGATTTAATTCCACCCTTGCCAGGTTCGTCTACTTCGTTTGCAGATAGTAATGCGAAGTCATGTATATCGTTCTCTATTGAACCACTAGCAATAAACTGTATTTGTCTTAACCTATCATAGACGTCAGTAAATAAAGAATCTTTTGTTTTCTGATCTTTAGCCCATATCCTTAATTCTAATGTAACAAATACATCCATTGCGGTGGTTTGCATTCCTGCCCTTGAGGCTTCTTGGTTAGTTACTTTGATTGTGATCATTGGGTACTCGACGTTTATTTCTGGATAGCTTGTTGCAATAAATCTAGAATTAGAATCTCTTTTAGATGATATTGGATCTGTAATGTTAGAACTAAGGTCACTCTTAATGAATGAGAGTACGTCTGTTATGAAACTGCTTACATTTACCATCGCTTTGGAGTTTGTGATTCGCTTATCACATTAAGGAGTAAGTAATTTATTATATAAAATGTGAGAGTAGTTATATATTTATACTCTTTTGAAGTATATCTTTAACTTTTGTTTTATTTCGATTTGCGGTATTTCTAAAGTGATGTCGGCCATTAAATTTACTGCTTCCATCCTCCAAAAAGTCTGCGTAGGGTAATAAGGAAAAAACAACCCCATTGTCCTTTGAAGTTTTGGTATCTACTGAATTGAGAAACCTTCCGGTGTCAACACTCACATGTTCTGCACGTCTACCAGCTATTGATTGTTTTACTTCTCCTTGAACAAAGAATGTGGCCTTGACCATGCCGTTTGTCACGTCTTTCTGAATTTCTTTTTCTTTTTTATTTAAGAATTTAGAAGTTTCTTTGACTCCTTTTATCTCAAGACTAATATTCGCCATTAAGCGAACCTGTCGTTAGTTTTCTTATGTATTGTTTTTTATATATTGGTGTGCATCCAATTGTCTGCATAATTCCACCGTCAGGAATAGTTGTATAAGCGTCTCCGTCTGGGCTTCCTATGATTATCTTGACTATGTTTTCTGATCCGGTAAAGGATAGACTTCCGATCACATATAATCTTTTATCTGCATTAATTAACTTTCCTTGTTCCATTAGAATTGAATCTGTTGAGCCTTGAGAGTTATCTAGTGGGAATATGATTCCGCTTGTCCATAATGTTTTAGAAACTGCTAATGTCAAATCATCATCATATACCGAACCGGTAGTTTTATTGAAATATCTTACTCCGATTGTTTTTCCAGCTTGATCTATTAGGCCATTGAATCCATTTAGAAATTTCTGAGCTAGATAGTTTGGCTTTGCTCCTACTGGTGCTGCCTGTATGACCTCTAAAGTATCAGATAGATTTAATCCATCATAGATTGATCTAGAATATGTTGTCTTCTCGTGGATTAAACTTACGCTTAAATTTTCGCTTAATCCTAAAGATTCTGAGATAGACCTTGCATATATTGAAGGAATATGGTTAACTGTAATGTCTTCAGATAATAAGGTTGATTCGTTTATAGTTATGGTAAAAATTTGTGCAAACGTATCCGTCACAAGACTATCTACTAGGCTAGTTGTTTCGGCTATGTTTATTGAATACGATCTAGCTACCCTTAATACGCTAACTTCCTCGCTTAATTTAAAAGATTCTGAAATAGGAACGGTGTTTACAGCGCCCACATGTTGGACTGTTAGTTCCTCGCTTAATTTAAAAGATTCTTCTAGTCCTATTGAATAAGAAGAAGGTACATGTTGTAGAGATAATGTTTCAGAGAGAACTGTTGTTTCGCTTATGGTTTCAGTAAATGTTAGTGGTGGCCTAACATGTTCAACGCTTAATGTTTCGCTTAATCCTAAAGATTCATTTATTGAGACTGTGGAGACTGTAGGTCCTGTAACAAAAGGATAAGCTGGAGGTGTTGTACCATCTCCATCAAGAGTGGTGACTTCTGCACCTGTTATCTCTCTTGAAAATACTGCAACTTCATCAATCAACCCATCGAAAAAATTTATAGCACTGTTTCTTGCTCCTATTTCTAATGGAGCATCAACTGCACTACTCGAAGAAGTTGTTCCAAATGTATCTGGGGAGCTTTGTAGTGTATCTCCAACATAAAACTTAAATCCTGAAGGGGCATTGCCACCGTCATAAGTTAAAGTAACGTGATACCAAGTTCCAGTGTCTAATGAGACTGTCTGTCTTGCTCCTATTTCTCCACCGCTTCCATTAATAAAAATTGCAAGTCTAGTAACATCATAAGCAAATTCCCAACCGTAATTATTAGGACTGCCACTATAATTTTTAGATACTATGGAGTTTGTGGAGTCCTTACTCTCCATCTTTATCCAAGCAGATACACTAAAGGCATCAGTTCCCTCAAAATCGAATGCTGCCACATTCCCAAAATTTATATTATTACTGCTAGTTTTTTCAAAATCTAAACAATCATTTAGAACTCCAGTTGCTCCATAGGTTACGCTCTCAGAAGCAGAGTCAACATTATTATCTGTGCTGTCAAGAATAGTACCGCTTGCTTCATCTAGGTTCCAATATGCTTCTAAGTTGTCTGTAATTGCCATATATACCTCCGGCTAATTATATTTAAAATAAATTTATTGATCATCGTATTCTCCAAGACGGATATACAACTATTCAACTCGTAAATCCCAAGTAACGTTTATAGCATCTCCACTAGTTGCACTAATTGCACTGAATGCAGTACTTCTAGATAACATGCTTCCTAAGTCTAAACCTGATTGATTAAATAATCCTGCTTCGTTAACCGTTTTGGTCGCATCTACGTCGAAACTTCCAATCCAGCTAGCAGTATCATTTAGTATGCTCCCTGTAGTGGTTGAGCCGGCAGTTGCTACCCTAGTGTATTCTGATCCTAGTATTATTTGATTACCACTTACTGTAGAACTTCCAAGTCCAATAGACATGTGATCATATCTAGATCCAATATCTGCATCTGCAACAAGGAGATTAGTAATCATAGTTCTTCCTGCATCTACTACTTCGTTGTGACCTTGATGAGTATTGATAGTTCCATCTGGTTTGACGTGGTGTAATGTCAATTCCCCTTTTAACTTAAATCCATCTTCCATTTTTTTCCTCCAATTATTTAATTAACTCAAACTTCGAGCAAAACTTATTCCTCGACCAATTGATTTTAATTGAGATTCAGCAAGCATTCTATATTGTTGTGCAGACATAACATCACCACTATCAGAGATCGATAGTTCAGCAATCTTTAGGTCTGCGCCACCGCCAGCTTGTGCATTTACTAAATCGATTGTGTCTGCCTTAGCAAAACTTAATATTGCCGGTTGATAAGTTTCTGCTATTGAATTAGAACCAATATCTTTTTTAGTAAAATTAGCTACGTGTTGTCTAGCCATATCTACTATCTCAATCATGTTTCCACTAATTCCATCAGAAACATTATTAAAACTTTCAATAATGTGTGTAGCTATGCTACCTATGGTGCTTAATCCCATTAAGGTGTTACGCTTCCAGTCAGAAGGACTCCATTACTTGAACACCTTAGAGGTATTAATGCCGTTCCGCTTAATCCACACATTAGTGTGTATGCTACGGCATGACTTCCAGTAAAGTATCCAGTGGTTGTTCCAGACGTGAAAGATTCCAATTTAATTTCTGCTGCCATTTTAGGTTTAAGTGGTAGATCCTAGTGTGAACCATGTACTTCCACCAGCTACCTTAGACATATAATAATTTTCATTAGTTACATCTACTGCAATTCCGCTAGCCTGTACGCAGGTAACAACTCCATCTGGATCTCCGTTTACGTGAGTTAACTCTACGATTCCGCCACCTAAGTGTTTTTTCAATCCGGGAATTGTTCCCAATACTGTACTTCCTGTTGTAGTTACTGCCATTTTTTCTTTCTCCTATTTAGTTATTGAGTGGAAAGTTGGTGTGAAAAAGAATACCAACATGAACACAAATTTTTTTAATTTAATTTAAGCTGTAGTGATCTTTGTGACCGCTTTAGACCTGAACAATTGTACGTCGATTCGTTGTGTAACGACCGCTCCATCCATATCGTAGGATGGTAGTGCAAATTTCTCGATAGTAATATCTCTTGCGATAGCAATACCGTAAGCCTGAGATCTATCTAAAATATATGCATATTTCTTGTGGCTAGATGAAGGTGATGCCTGTGTGCTAGATGTAAATCTTGCAACGTTCATACCGAATAGTGTTCCTTTGAATCCTCTATTTATCATCTCTGTGCTTCCAGATTTGTCTGCGTCAACAAATGTGTCAATGTTCCTAAGATCATTGATTACTTCGTTTCCGGTTAACATATCCGTTGGGTCGTAGTCCTCGTCTTCTAAATTCTGCATTGCTTCAGTAAGATTAGCAATTGTAATTGCTGCACCACCTGCGACTGTAGAATTTGCTCCGTCTAATGCTGTTAAAACAAGTTTGTTTTCGTTTTCTGCAAATCTCTTTCCTGCTACCCGGATATTAGATTGGAATAGTGGGAATTGTGAATCCTCTACCATCTCTCGAGTTATTCTTATTGCAACTCCATACTTTTTAGGTGTGAATGTTACTGTTGAATAGTCTAGAGCGTCTAGAATTACTTCTGCTCCTTCTGCAATTTCTCTTATTGAGAGTGCATCTGGAGTTTCTAGATTTATAGTAAAACTTGAACCTTTAATCTGTCCAGGACCATAAACTGTCTTTGCCATTTCTCTTGGAATTAGAGCTTTTTCTACTTCCTCGATCATTATAGGCATTATATTCTTTGGAATTAAAAGTTCTCCAGCTACACCGTCTCCACGGTTAATATATTCGCTAATTTTCTTGAATCCCATTATAAACCTAATGAAATGACTCCAAAGTTGTTAGTTCCCGATGCGATTGATTGCATTGCACGTCCACAGATTGTGTCATTAAGAGTAGAAGTACCTGATACCATTCCTTTCCATGGAACAAAGTTCCCGGACGAGTTATGGCCTACCAATGCTCCACCTGAACAAATTCCGCCTGCTCTTGCTAGGATCCATCCCTTTGTAAGGACAGTTGCCATATCGTTTGAGCCAACATTTTGTGTAATAACACCTCCAAATAGGCTAACATTTTCTGCTTTCTGAACGATTACGTCAGTAGTGTCGAAAGTGTCTGCGTCTGAACCTGTTAGTGCTGATGTGCCTGAGAAAACTTGAACTAGATCTCCGCCAGAAAGTACTGTTCTCGCTTTCGCTGAGAATGTTCTAGGTGTTCCGCCATCTGCTAAAACCACTGCTCCCAATGGGTTAGTATTTTGTGATGTTGATACCATTAATAATTATTTCTGACAAGAGAGAACGATCTTCGACCTTCTACAATTTTAAAAGATTCTTCTGTTTCTTCGTCTTCTTCGTCTGCTTCTTCCTCTTTTTCCTCTGCTGGTTTTTCGTCAGCATCAGCGCTTTCAATCTTATTTAATCTAGATTCGATTGATTCTAGTTTGTCCAAGATTTTGGCAGAGACGTCTTCAGTCTTTTCCTCTTCTTTAGGTTCTTCCTTAGCTTCTTCTTCAGATTTCTCTTCAGGTTCCTCCTTAGTTTCCTCTTCTGTTTCGGTTTTCGTTTCTTCAGTAGTTTCTTCTGCTTCAGTCTCGATTAGTTCTTTTTTCGTCATATTTAAACCCCCTTTCACTAATTGTGAGTCTACTTTTGTTGCGTATGCTTCTTTCATTGCAACACCAAATGTTGCTCCGGAATCTGCTGGAACTGCGACTAAACTTAGTTCCTTAAATATAATTCCTCTAGCGATTAGATCTCCGTTTTCGCCTTCCTCAATATCTTTTACTGCTGCACCAACAGAAACAGAATCTATTAAACCACTTTTAATCATCTCTGCTATTTTGGGGTCTTTCACAACTGCTTTGAATTTAATATTGTCTTCAATTTCATCAAAGTGGGCTTCACTTACTCTTCCTTTAATGTTTGCTATCTTATTTTCGTGATCAGTTAGTAATGGTACGCCTCTGAGGGTTTCAGTTGCGTCACGTAGTTCTTCAGATAAAAATGTATGATTATTAGATGTGGTTACTGAGTTAATTGCTACTCCTGCAATTGTAAATTCATCGTTTACCATTCCTTGTTCAATTAATGGAATGGAATAACTTAATTGGATTAGCTTCTCGACCATGTAAATAGGTAAGTAATTTATTATATAAAATGTGATAAGCACTATATATTTAATCGAATCTAAGAATAATTCCTACATCAGTATTAGGCAATCCAATTACTGTGATGTTTATTTCTTCATCAAGTTGGAATTTTGTTGCGTAGTCGTTGTCCTTTAAACCTTGTTCTGGAAAGTTTGTTCTTGCACGTGGTGCGAAATAGTGAACGCCATCAAATGATCGTTTAAAGATTAAGTATCCTTTCTCACTACTTAAAATAAAATCTATTCTTTCGTCTGCGTCTATTAGCAATGCGTTCAATACTCCTTGGACTCTAAGAGTTGTGTTTACTTGGCCTTTAGAGGTGTTTAACTTTATTGGGATGTCGATAGTTCCACCTTCCGCTCTCTTTGTTTAGTAAATCTTGTAGACTTTGGGTTTCCTCGAGATGTTAGGTTATCTAATTTTGCTCCAGTTAGACCAGCATCGGTACCGAAGAATTTGTTTTCTGTTCCTGCGTGCATTTGTTTTTCCCGTGTTGGTGAACTAGGATTGTCCGTGTCTCCGAACTGTAGATCTTCATTTATTATAGATGTGCTTGCGTGATTAAGTGGATAAATAATGTCGCCTGCGTGAGGATCAGTTACTACTCTTCTCCTTGTTTGTTTATCAATGATTATCATTCTGATAGTAAAATTAATTCCTCCATTTTTCTTTTCTTATTAACATATTCAGTAAAACACTCGCCACAAACCCATCTTCCTGCTACATTTGTTAATGCAGGATTGTCACATTTAAAACACTTAGGTCTGCCGTCTATAAACTCTATCATTCTACAACACTTATAAGACTACATCTACAACCAACGTGTGCAGGGGGTTGACTTGCGCCTACATTTAATTCATTAATATTGAATACCCTACCATTTAACGCTTCACAAATTGGACACGTTCTATCGGATAGTGCAGCTAGCCATCTTACTCGCTGTATATTATTTTGTTTAAATGTTTCGACTAATCCCTCGTTTGCTAATCTGACAGTTTCAGTTCTTGCTATTGCTATGGGCCTAGAAGATGCAGCCATAGTTATTTTATCACCTTTCATTCGGTCGGATAAATCTAGTTGACTTATTTCTTTTTCGATTTGTTTTATTGTTTGGTTACGTCTAAATCCGTTTTTTAATATTATTTTTAATTTCTTTACTTGGGATTGGTTTAATAATCCATCCACTAAGTCTTGCTCAGTTATGGCAGCAAGATTAATGAATTTCTCTCCCCTCAGTTTTTTTAGAATATTAATCAAGTAGTCTGAATAATTAAATCCAGCTATTTCTTTTAGGTTAACAAATTCTCGAAGACCCATTTCTGCACTTTGTTTTTCAGTAATACCACACTCACAATCCTCATTACAAATATGTTCTTTAACTTCTACCTTAGCTTCTTCTTTAGCGTTAGGCTTTGCTCCTGGAACTTCGGGTTGTTGGATCTCTGCTTCTTCTTCTGCTTCCTCGTCGGCACCTTTTTCTGGTTTGATTAATACCTTAGTTAAGTCGTCTAATCCAAGTATCTCTGCTATTTCTAATTGGATTCCTCGTTTCATGTTTTCGGTTATGCCGAAAGTATTCAATAATTTTTGGAGTTGGTCAAGTCTTAGATTTTTCTCTTCCTCTGATGGTAGACTCCATATAAATTCTATTTGTCCGTCAAACTGTTTATTTTTCTGAGCTTTAAGTAGTGGCCTAAATATCTTTTCTTCCATTACCGTTTGAACATTTAATCTCCAGGAAGCTACTTGATTTTTCCATGTATCTTGTTGAACTCGTGCGATCCCCTCATTCAGCTGTCCAGATCCCATCATAACTTCAGGTACGTTGAATCCAGCCATAAGTAATTTAAAGTCGTGTTGTTGTATGTCTATTAGATTCTGTCCGATATTACCAAAGTCCAATACCTTCATATCTACGTTAGCATCAGATACCCACTCAGTAGAGTTAGTCATATATTGAAGTGATTCTTTAAAATCATCTATTGCTGTTGTGTCCACAGCTTCGCCTTCTACTCCTACTTTGACAT